ATGGACGTAATAATTGCGTCATATGTTTTAGTTTTGTGTTCCCTTATGGTGAACGGTTTAAAAATTGTTTATAACTTAAGGCCTACCAAGTACCTTATTTCTCATAAATATCTAGTGTCCGTCTTTAAAGTTGTTTGCAACCTCAGGAATTGCAATTAATTCTACGCCATCTAGCTTAGTTGTATTTTCCATACAGTCTTGTACAATCTCGCAAGCCTTTATTATATCCTCTATTCTTACTTGACAAATTAACTGGTCGTGAATCTGCGCAATTACCTGTCCTTTTATGTTTTCCTTACGGAATTTACGGTTTATTTGCAGGGCTGCACGGTTTACTATACTAGCTGCATAACTTTGAATTTGATAGTTTAAAACGTTATTTAAAGCGTTCTTATAGTCTCTATATAACGTAGTAACTGCATCTACTCCGTATTCAGCTTCTATACCTCTTCTAAATCGCCAGTCGTCTAATATCTTATCTCCGAACATAGCATAAATCTCTTTTGCTTTAGGTAAATGTCTAATACGGCCTACTTTATTCTTAATATAACCATGCTCTTTTACAAACTTTCTAGAATTTTCTCTCCACTCTCTTAATTGTGGGAATCCATCTAAATAACCCTGAACAAGTCTTTCACCTTCTTTCTTATCTATTCCTAACGACATAGCTAATGCATAACCTGACATACCATAAGGCACGCCTAAGGCATAGCCCTTAGCAGTCTGTCTTTTAACAGGATCTACTTTCTTTAAAAAATTAGGTGCTTGAGTATGCGCACTAACACCTTCTAGTTTTTCAGTTTTAATAGCAATGTGAGAATAGAAATCTAAATCGTTATTAAAGATATCCTTTAAACCTTGATCTCCTGCTACAGTAGCAAATACTCTAGGCTCTAATGATGCATAATCAGTATCTAATAACTTAGTTCCTTCATCGCAAATAAAGAAAGCTCTTACTACGTTGGTATAACCCATTAGTAGAGCCTCTTCTTGACCCTCCTCTAAGGGTTTAGGTAGTTGCTGTAAGTCAGAACCGTATCTACCCGATACAGTGCCATTTTGCTTGAAGTAAGGATAAAACCTTTCATCTTCTGCTGCATCTAAGAATCGATCAACATAAGCAGTTTTAATCTTAGTAAGTTTGTTATATAAACGTAAGTGTTTAGCCCATGAGTACTTATCGCTTATTGACTGTATCATATCCTCATCAAATTGAGGTTTACCTTTATCGGTAGAGGATAACGGCTTTTCACCTAATACATCGAATGCAATCTTACCTAATTGGTCTTTTGATTGAATATTAAAGAATTGACCGTCATTATCTTCTTTCCATAAAGTCATACTAACCTTAGCTACTTGCTCCTTAGTTAGATAACTTTCATCGCCTGTCATTAAGAAATCCTTAATAGGTCCTTCTGCAAGAGATGTAATAGCTGGTTTGTTTATAGTAAATTTACCTGTTCTTTCTGATTTAGGTAATTCAATACCGTTTTGCTCTAATAGCCTTTGTGCAAAAGTACCTTTATGCTTAGGAGGGTAAGCCGTTCTAGCTTGCTCTAATATCCAACCTCTTACTTGTGGAAGAGCTAATAACTCTTTAACAACAGCAGTAGCTTCTTCTTCTAAGTCTTTTGTAATAGTAGTTTGAGTTTCTTGAATAAGAGCTACATTAAGTCTAATACCGTGCTCTTCCATAGGAATAGTTACCTCTCTGTAAACAGGCATTACCTCTTCTAAAAAGAAAAAATACTCTAACCCCTCTTCCTGTAGTACTTTCAAGAAATGATAGTAAATACGTAAAGTTAAATCAGTATCGGCGGCAGCATACTTAGATAGTATCTTCATATCTGCTTTATAAATCTCAAAGTTATCCTTCGATACAGCACCGCCGTTTGCTTTAATACTAGCCTTTAACTCTAACTGCTCTTCATTAGCTTCTGACTCTACATCTAAACCAATATCGGCTTGAACCATTTTAGCAATAGACTTTAATCCAAAAGGATTACCAAATCCAAATGCTCCTTCCTCTTTTACTGTGTGTACAAGTAATGCGGTATCTGCATGTAATGCTGGAAGTAAATCTATACCGTAGAAGTTCTTTGTAAATCGAACGTCAAATGATGCATTATGCATTATTAACTTTTTCTTTAGCAACTGGTTTATAACATACTTTGCTAACTTATCGGCATTAGTACCTCCTATTTCAAGTTCTACTAACTGTTCATTTTTCCACTCACGAATTGGCATATAATAACCTTTACCAATCTCACCAGAAACAGAAAAACCAATAATTAAACCCTTACGGGGATTTAAACTATTGGTCTCTGTATCATACGCAACGAGTTCACTAGAATTAATATGATCTATTAGCTCCTTTAATGTTTCTTTACTAGTAACTGTGACATAACTTTTTTCTTGCATCCTATAATTCTTCTATTATACCTAATATTTCAGCTACTATAAAAAAACATCCTGCCGCCATTATACTATACGATAATAAAGCAATACCTGCTATAATACGAAGTACTGACTTAAATACGCTAATTTTAAAATGCCAATTAGTATGCGATTCTTTTTCTTGCATTATACTCTCTGTTTGTCTCCCTGAAATTGACCATCATACAACTCATCTACAGGATTACACTCGTGGAAATAAATTTGAGCTACACGAGCATCCTCTTCGATAAAGATAGTCTCATTTACTCGCATTACACAACCCATAAATTGAGTTTCAAATCCTGGATCGAATACTGAAGAATGAATAACGGTACCGTTTCTTAATAAAGAAGATCTTTGTCTAATAAAGCCTACATAATCTGCAGGTAATTTACATCCTTCCCAGAAGGTAATTTCATAAGTACCAGGATATAATAACCAACCCATATTACCGTCTAACTGTACTTTTTCAATATCGGAGTAGCCAGCTAAAGAAGTACTATTCTTTAATACTACTCCAATTTTATCTTGAGGGTTAGGTCTTATTTGTTTAACTGTTTGTAAAGACAAGTCATAACCAACTTGTGCTTTTTTACCTTTAGATTGTTCTAATTTAAGTAGACCTTTCTCTACTATTTGATCTGCATTTAACATAACTATTTTTTCTTTTTTGTATATGGGAATAATTTATTCAAAGTCGTCTTTCTTCTAGTACATCCACAATCCTCATACCCGAGCATATGAGCTATCTTATCTGCTAGTCTATCAATATAGAAGAAATTTAGCACTTTAGCAACTGTATCTCCTAGGCCTTGTGACTTCATTATTTAGCTAATTGAATATTAGTATAAAACTCTGCTCTTGCTGAGTCTTCTTCTAAGAAACACCCAGAGAGTTTAGCAGTTTGCATAGAAGCACCTTGGTGTTTAACCCCTCTACAACTTACGCAATTATGAGTTGCATTAATCATTACAGCAACACCTTGGTTATTTTCACAGATTTTATCTACTGCGTTATGAATAGCTACGGTTAACTGTTCTTGAATTGCACCTCTTCTACCAAAGTGTTCTACTATTCTATTCAACTTAGATAAACCTACTACTCTACCGCCTTCGGTAGGTACATAAGCAATAGATACTAGTCCTGAAATTGTTTCATGATGATGACTACACATACTAGTAACCGGAATGTTACTTTCTTGAATAATTCCAGTATATCCATCACTCGGAAAGCTAGTAACTTCGTCAAGGGCTTTAAACCTTCCACTAAATTTATCATTTACATAAGCTTTAGCTACCCTCATTGGAGTATTAGAACTATTAGGATCATTCTCCCAGTCTATACCTAATGCAATTAAGAAATTACCGTAATGCTTTGCTGCTGCTTCAATAATCTGATGTCTTTCGTATTCATTTAAAGAATGTCTACCGTTATCAATAGCCTCTTTTAACTGTAAGCTAATACCGTTGGCACAACCTGCTTTAGCAAGTTCTAAATCGTCAATGTTTATATTTTTATCTCTTGTCATATTATATATTATAGGTATTTTGAAATCTGCTCTAAACGTTCCTCTACAGTACCTCTTAAAGTTACGACTTTTTCTTCAGGTATATGCTTTTTAATAAACTCTTGTATAATCTCATCGATTTTAATCTGTAGTTCGTAACTTAATCTATCAGGATCACCTTGTTCGAAAGTAAATTCTATAGGTATATAGAAGAAATACTCTACTTGGTCTTTAGTCTCTTCAAATAAACAAACTAAGTTCTCGATATCAACATTAGGAGTTAGTATTTCAGAATATATAATACAGTCTACTAAACTACGAGTACTAATTACGTTTTTATGCTTTAAGTAGTTCTCATAAGCCCAAGCAGATAATTCATTAATTGCATACTGCTTTTCATTATTAGATAACTCGAGCATTTTACCAATCTTAATTACAGGGCGAGAAAACCCGTCGGTTACATAATAATCAGGAAATCTGGTAGATACCTCTTTTAATAAGGTAGTCTTACCAGTTCCATGCGATCCTATTAATATCTTCATAAGTGTCTTTTAGTAAAAATAGCTACTTTTCATCAAACTTCCAAATATCAGTAAAGAAATGTACCCAAGAATTTAAGGAAGTCTCTCGAAGTATAGCATAAGCTTCATCTATAGTATTTGCTCTATTAACGACCTGGTAGGCTGATACAACTTTACCGGCATCTAATTCCGGAATCACTTTATGAACTACTGATCCACAGTAAGGATACTTTTCTTGATTTCCGGCAACGTCTTCTTGCTTATTGAATCCTTTTAATTCCGGATAAACAGTAATTAATCCTGGATGTCCATTATAAATTTCTCCCTCTAAGTACGGAAATAAGCTTTCTGGAAGTATTCTTAAAAAACCGTGTAAGGTAATTAACTTTTTTTTATTAATTCTTGTCCGTAAGTAGTCTAACATGGAGGGTTTAAAAGGTATAGTACGTATTTCTACGTTATTTTCCCCAAGGATCTCTATGTTTCTCGGCGATACCTTAGTAATGTTATTAGTTACCACTAAACTAGGGAGAATCCCAAGCATTTCACTAATAGCTACTACTTCTGAGCCTGTCTGAGATATGAATACTCCCCAACTATCTATTACTTTTAGTTTTTCCATTATTGACCCATTGCTTTTTTAGTATAAAATCCTGTATCAATTAATTCAGGCGGAATTAAATACTGCTTAGATGCACGAACAGGATTGATATCTAATGAACCGCGTCTTGCATACAGTAGCATTACTACGCAATCCTCAACGTCTGGATGATTCATAATAGAATTGAATAGCTTTTCACTGCAGAACTCATGAAATTCATTAACTTCGCGTAATGCAATAACCTCTTTAAGTAAATCTTTTAGATCTACTCTGTTTTGCTTTGTAATAATACGGAAATAAGCCGTTCCTGTATCTTTTTGCTTTGTATGTCTACATCTTGATCTTAAAAGGTTAGTCATTACAAATAAATCTTCACCTTCTTCTGAAGGAGTAGTACTAAAATGAGTCTCTTTAGAAGCGTAGTCAGTAATTTCCATAGCCTCTAACTCCTTATTACCTATTAAACGTAACATATCAAGATAGAATGACCCTGGATCTCCTTCGTATAACTTCTCTTCTCCTTGTCTAAAGAAAGATACCTTAGCTTCAGCACCAATGCATGCGCTAATATCTTTAGCTACTTGATTTTCGTAGTTTTCAATAGCTTGCGGAATAGTATTTCCCATCTTACACATATCAAACGTATTTAAGTAAAGTTTAAAAGATTTAGACTCTACCATAAATTCAGAACTAGCAGGACA